ATGGGTAACAAGAAAATTAAATTTCATTTCGATGATACTTTCAAAACTGAAATGCAATTAAACCAATCTAAAAATGATTTTTCTTTACAAGAATTTTTCAACAAACATAATATTTTTATGAATGATAAAGAACTTGAAGGACTAGCAGAGAGGACACTCAAAGAGCATTTAGTTAATTTAGATTATTTTAAAAGATATATAACTAAAAATATCCAGTCAGATTTAAACTGTATTGAAACAGATACTCATATTTTTAAAAGTTATCTTTATTATATGATACACGAAAAGAAATATAGTCCATTTACAGTAAATATAAGAATAAGAACTATAAAATGTTATTTGAGATGGTTATATAAAAATAGTTATATAAAAGAAAATATTACAATGAAGTTAAAACTGGTTAAGACACCCGAAGATACAATTAAACCTCTTACAGATATAGAAGTTAAGAAGATATTAAGAAGTTGTGATATAAGCACTTATGCAGGATTTAGAGATTATGCTGCTATGTTAATTATATTAGATTGTGGAATAAGAGTAGGGGAAATGGTTCGTTTGCTTATTTCAGATGTAGATTTAAAAGAAGGTTTTATAACTGTAAGGGCAGATGTAAGCAAAACAAGAACTGTAAGGTATTTACCAATAAGCAAAAAAACTTGTAAATTATTAAAAGAATTAATTGAATGTGCTATAGAAAATAATTCAGAGTATTTATTTCAAAGCACTTATGGTGGAAATATTAAGAAACAGAATTTAATTTTAAGTTTTAGACGTGTTGGAGAAAAAGCAGGGTTAGTTAAAAGATGTACTCCATATGTATTTAGACATACATTCGCAACAAATGCAGTTAAAAATGGTGTTATGGATTTATTTACTTTACAGAGGATAATGGGACACGCAAGTTTAACAACTACACGAAAATATATCCAACTAGAAACAACAGATTTAAAGAAAAAACATGATAAAGCAAGTCCGATAGATAGATATTTTAAATAAAAAAAATAAAGGTAGTTACCGCTACCTTTTAGATAAAACTCATACAATTACAACTGAATACAGTTAAATAAACAATTGCAACTGAATACAGTTAAATAAACAATTGCAACTGAATACAGTTAAATAAACAATTGCAATATTTATATTCTATATTATCAAAAAAATATAAGTTTTGCAAGGGTTTATTTCCTATACCTTAAAATATGGTATATGTGAAGTGTTTAAGCACTCTAGCACTTTAAAATATAGAGTAGGTTACATGAAGCCGATGCTATAAAATTCATGGGGACAAGCAATATTTCTACTATTATATTATTTGCCCCTCAAGTTGGTGTATCTGACAACTATAAATATTAGATAGGTAGGTTTGCTAGTCGAAAGACGGGATTATATAGTAGTGTTAGGGTAGCAATTAACACGTTGTAACTATGTAATACAATAGTAGTATAAAAGAAACTTCAACCGATAACGAAGAGCATATATTAATATATGCTTTTTTTATTCCTCTTTTACTAGGGGAAACTATATCCAATTGCTTAACCTCCTCCAAAAAGCATATATTACTTAACTCAAAAGTCAAGTGTACAATCAAAAATTATATAGCTACTGCAATAATATAGTAAGCTTTAAGAGAAATAATACAGAACAGGTATATTTGGTATAGGGAGTGGGTAAGTGTCTTAAAATGGCTTAGAATGAATTTAAAGTGTATGTTGAAAAATTAAGGAATAAAAATAAGAATAAATATAGATAATACTAATTTGCTAGACAAATAGAAAACACCTTCAAATGTAGTCATACCAATGGTTTAATAAGGATTTTGACCTTATTTTCCTTTTAATGAATAGCAAGATATAATTTAAAAAATAATTTAACTAAGGATTTTAAAAAAGAAGCAATAGAATGTGAAAAGTGTGGTATTTTAATAGAAAAAAAATCAAACAAAACTAAATATTGTCCAAGTTGTGCTAAAGAAATTAAATTAGAAAACGATAGAAGAATTCAAAAAGAGAGGTATAATTCTCGCAAATAGAAATCACCTTCAAATGCAGTTATACCAATAGATACAGCGTTTTGATAAAAAATAAGCTTTTTTATCAATGTGGCTCAAACGTAGTCATACCAATACTTATAGCGATTTTATTTATTTCCTATTAGGGAAAGAACATCTAAATATACAAAACCCCAGAGATATTTAAGTGCTCAACAAGAGGGTGTGGAATTCTTTTTCATGCCCTAAAAAAGATAAAGATAAAGAAAAATATATAAAATATAACAAAAACAGAAAATAACCACTAAACTTTAAAACTCTATAATTGATATAACTAGCATACAGCATGGTTTTTAAAAAAATGTGCGGTTTCTTATAATGTAATAGTAAATAACACTATTTTTTTTAAAAAGCAAAAAAACTTGACATATAAATATTGAAATAGATTACTAAAATATTTTGGTGATTTATTTGAGTATTTATATTAATACTCAATACTCTAATCTAAATATATGCTAATTTTAGTTTCATAAAAAGCAGGTAGTTTTGTACGTTTTATGTCAGTTCAAATCTGACCTCCTCCAAATTCAAGAAAAACGTAATGGGCTACGGGAATTAATTCGTAGCGTTCTTTTTTGATATTTACTACATTAGTAGTTTATATATATATTGGAAATTTTTCTTTAATTTCTTATTTTCCCTCACTAAAGTACCTATTAATTTAGGTGCTTATTTTTTATGCAAAATAATTTGACTAATTTACATATATTTATATTTTAAAAAAGATTTTTAAAGAAAGGTGGTAGTCATGTTAGATGAAAATTTAATAAGAAAACAACTAATAAAATATACACAAAAGACAGGAATTAAATATTGTTACATTGCTAAGGCAACTAATATAGAAAATACAAAATTAAGTAGATTTAAAAATAACAAAAGAAAATTAAACATTAAAGAATTATATAGCTTACAAGAATACTTAAACAAATAAAAATTTTATTAAGGGTTTTATATTTGTAACTTTTAAAAGGGACAAGTGTAAAAAACTTGAAAGGAGAATTTAAAAATGGAAAATTTAGAAAACAATCAAACAGAAACAACAACAGAGGTAAGTACAAAACAGGAGCATGAAGTTGCGACAAAGGAAGATGTAAAAACATTTACAGAAGAAGAAGTAAACAAAAAAATACAAAGTGCAGAGGATAGAGTTAGAACAGAATATAGCAAAAAAATAAAACAAATGGAAGAAGAATTAAAAGAATTAAGACCAAAAGAAAAATCACAGGAACAATTGGATATGGAAGCAAGGATAAAAGCATTAGAACAAAAGGAGAAGGAAGTACAAGCAAAAGAATTACAGTTAAAAGTATCTAAAACTTTAAGTGATAACGGTTTACCTTCACAACTTAGTAAATATATTAATTTACAAGGGGTAGAAGATGTAGAAAGTTATTTAGGAGAAGTTAAGAATGTTCTAACTGAACATATAAATAATACTGCTTTAAATAATAGTTTTAAACCTTCTAATCATAATTCAAATAAAGAAAAAATATCTAAAGAAGATTTTAATAAAATGTCCTATATGGAAAGAATGAATATATACAAAGAAAATAAAGAATTATATAACAAACTAAGTAAATAAGTACCTATTAATTTAGGTGCTTTTTATTATATAAAAAAATAATTTAAAGAAAGAAGGAATATATTATGGCAACAACAATGAGAACAGATGTATTAATACCAGAAGTTTATGCAGGTATGATTATGAAAAATATTGAAGAAAATGCGGTAATGTTAGGAATGTGTGATGTAGATAAAACATTAAAGGGACAAGCAGGAGATTCTATAACAATACCAAAATGGAATTTAGGAACTAAAGCAATTAAACTTAAAGAAGGAGATGCAATTCCTTATGATAAATTAACACACACTACACAAAAGATTGATTTATTTCAATTAGCAAAAGGTTATGAAATAACAGATAGAGCATTACTAGCAAGTTATGGCGACCCAGTAGGTGAAATGGCAAGACAAATAGGTTTATTAATAGCAGAAGAAATGGATAATGAAGTTATAGAAATTGCAAAGAAAACACCTTTAACTTTTAATTGTGCTAATCCAACTGCTATAACTGCAAATGAACTTGATGAAGCATTAAATTTATATGGAGATAATCAAAATGTGGAAGAGTTTGAAGGAATAGTTATAAACCCTAAATTAAAAAGTGCTTTTTATTCTATGCCAGATTTTATAAAGGCAGACAATACAAGTGTTAAGAAGGAAAATGGAATAATTAAGAAAAATATAATTGGAGAATTTAGAGGTATAAAAGTAATACTTTCTTCTAAAGGAACATTTGATTCAAGTACAAAACAATGTTTAACATACATAATTAAGAAAAATTCTTTATTAGTTACATATAAGAGAGAATTAAATCCAGAACAAGCAAGGGATATAGACAGAAAATTAACTAAAGTAAATGCTGATTTAATAACAGGTGTGGGACTTGTTAATGATGCAGGTATAGTTGTTATAAAAAATAAATAAATAATTAATTAGGGTGCATTTTGTACCCTTTTTATTTTATTTTTTATTAACTTTTTGAATGGAGGTAATTAAATGTTAGCAGGTAGACAAATTAAAATGATATTAATACAAAAGGACATATGGCAGAATGAATTAGCAAGTTATTGCAATGTAGATAAAGCATATATAAGTATGTTATTAAGAGAAAAACAAGCAATAAATGAAAAGATGTATAAACAGATAATAGAATACATAAATTTTCCACAAGAAAAAAGAGAAGAATTAAAAAAAGAGTTTCAAATTAAAGAAGAAATTAAGAAAACAAAAACAAAGAAAAAATAGCAAACGAAATAATTTCATTTGCTAAAAAAATATAAAAAGTGAGGTGAAAAGATGTTAAATAAAACTTAATAATCCTTTACAACATTTTAAAGAGGATTATTTTAAAAAGAGCAAAGTTGACATATTTAATTTTAAAGATAGTTAGAATTTTTTAAAGATAGTAAAAAAATATGGTGGATGTAAGATTTATTACATCGGCTAATATGAAAAAAGAAATTAAACAAAAGTTCCCAAGTTGGATAAGTGAAGAAGAAGATTATAAAATGTGTCTATCAGATGATTTAGACAGTTTATTTAGTTGTATTGTTTTAAACAAATTAAAAGGATATGAGATTAAATATTTCTATGATTTTAAATCTTTATATTACATAAAAACAGGACAAACAGATAAAATTTTTGGAGTAGATGTAGATTTAGTTGATGGTAGATGTTGGGGAAATCATGTAACACTATTTAATCCTAGTTCTGCTAATTTAAATACAATATTAGGAATAAATCGTAACAACTACACAGAAAAATTTGCAGGTAGTACATTATTAACTATTTTAAGCTATTACAATGTAGATTTAAGTCAATGCACAGAAAAGCAACTAGAAGTGCTTATAAGTATTGACGTAGCATTTAAACAATATTACTTTAATAAGAATTTATTTAAAAAATATTACAATGACATATTAGAATATCCAATATTTTCAAAGATTATAGAAAAACATGATAAAGATTATTTCTATAACATCATTTTAGAATACAAATTGAACGAACATATATACATAAATGAAGATAATAAATTACATACAAACATAGAATTAGGCAAGTTGGGAGAATTATTTCCTAAGTTGTCTTTTTCATTACCAAAAAACATATTTACCAAAAAAAGAGATTTTGAAATCATACAAAATACATATCAAGAGCATGAAAAAGAAGAAATATTTAGTTGTGCTAGAACTTACAAAAATAAACTTAGATACTCAATTTTATAGAAAACAGGGGATTAAACTTCTCCTGTTTTTGTGTTTTGCAAAACGTAAAACTCAAATGTGAAAGGGGAATGTATCATGTACGTTATTAAAAATAAAAGATTAAAAAATTATTTATACAGTTTAGGATTAGATTACAAATCACAAAAAGATAAAACAGGAAAACAAGATTATATATATTTATTTAAAGACACAGAAGAACTTAGAAAAGCAATTACATTTTATACGGAATTTCATAAAAAATAAGCAAAAATTTTGTGGTACATAAAAATATGTGCTATAATATAAGCAAGACCTTGTTTTGTGGTACATAAAAAAGTGTACCGTACTGAGGTGTAATAATAGAGAATAATATAAGAATAAGAGAGAATAATATACTCATACTTGTCAAAACAATTTTCTATCGAAAATCATTTTTTCAAGTATACTTAACAATCTTTGTATTTTATATTTTTCCTTCTTTTTCTTTATTACATATTTACATTATACAATAAAAATTATCATGTAGGAGGTTTTTTATCATGGAAAATTATTTTAGTAAACTACCAAATCAATTATTTTATACATATGACAATGATATTATAGATAAATCTATTTTGGAGCAATGCAATTATGATTATAAGGTTTTACTTGTATTAGATTATCTTTACACAAATACAAATAGAAAAGGTATAACTATGTTTACTTTAGAAGATATGATTATTGGATATGGTTTTAAACCAGATGCACATAAAAATAAAATTAATGATAAGTTTAAAAATATATTAGTTACTTTACAAAAACAAAATATTATTGTTACTGATATAGATTTAAATAAAATTAAGGCAAAAGAATTTATAAAATGTAAAATTGATATTTTTAAAAAAGATGATAACGATAAGGATATTAATTTTATACAGTTGTTTGATTATGAAAAGGATAAGATTTTAAATTATAATAAAGAAAAAATTGATAATTTAAAAATGCTTTATTATTATTGTTATCTTAAATCAAGAATGTTCAAACGTGCTAAAAGTGATGATATTAATGTAAATGGTGGTAATCCAGAAGTTTGTTTTCCTTCATATAAAATTATAAATTTTGATTTAAAATTAACTGATGAAGTTATTTCAAAGTACAATAATATATTAGTAGAATTAAATCTTATTAGAATTGACAATGCAGGATTATTTTATTATTTGACTGATAAAAATAAAGTAGTAAGAGAAAGTCCAAATATTTATACTTTATGGACTAAAAATCAAGATGAATGGAAAAATAATCTTAAAGAAGGTATTAAATTTTATAAAAAACAATTTAAAGATGAAAGGTTTTTCTTAAATACTAGACAATATAAAAATAATAATAGAGAAATTAATGGGTTTATTTCTAGGATTGAATACTTAGAAAAAGAGGGTAAAGCAACAGAAGAACAAATACAAAAGAAAAATGAATATAAAAAATCTGTAAACATAGATGAAAAGATACAAAGAAGAATTACATTTTTAAATAGAGAAGAAAATAAAGGAATGATACTTTCAGAAATATTCGATTTTTATGGAAGTGATAAGAAATTTGACAAAGCGTTAAAACTTGAAAAGAGTTTAGGTCTACTTAATGAGAATGATGATTTAGCAGTAAATTATGATTATTATAAATGGGTGATGATAAATTATACAGAGGACAAACATGATTATTTTAAGAATTGTATTAAGAAGCATATATTAGAAAAATAAGTAATATATAATGGAGACGGAATGGCTTTATTAGTACATTACAAGCGTATTAAACATGATTATAGGGATTATATGTTATATCATATGTTGTGATATAGGCATTGAGGAGGAATTAATATAAATAATATAAAAAATGAATTAGATAAAATAATGAAGGAATATAAAAAGGAAATGGAATTAAAAAATAAAATAATAGAGGATAGATATAAAATAATGAGTTTGAAATGCGATGGGGTTATTGAAGAATGTAGAAAATAATTAAAATAATCTAGTTGTTAAAGTTTAAAATCTAACAACTAGATTATAAAAAAGAAATCTAATAAAAAGAATAAAGTTAATAGAGTAAACAAATGGTTGTTAACAGTAAACATTTTAATCACTCTTAATCATTTTATAGTAATAATCCAATATTACACGGCAGTAATCAATTTGATAATTACTATACTAACATTAACATCTTTATTCAAGATTATAATAACATATAAGTGCTTAAATGTAAATATTTACTTGATTTAATATGTACAAACATAATGCAGAGAGGTGTAGGTAATGTAAATCCTATGAAAATGGCTAAATGTATTAAGGAATTAGAAAGAATTTATGGAATTAGACAAGGTAGTTCTAACAAAAAGGGAATTAATCAACATATTGGTGATTTGAATAATTCTAATGACAAAATAACTCAGAAACAATTATCAGAACAATTAGGGATAGATCAATCTCAATTAATTAATTATAAAAAATTAAATGAATTAATACCAGAATTACAAACTTTAGTTGAAGTAGGGGATTTAAAATCTACAATAGATAATCTGAAAATGAAAATGGAAATAATGATTTAATTCAACAACTTGATGATGAACAATTGAGTATAAATAAAGCTTATAATTTTTATAAAATTGGTAATAAAAATATAAACTAGAATATGCCTAAATAATGTATTCTAGTTTTTTTAAAATTATTAAATTATTTTGTATTAGTTTAATCTTGTACATATTCTATTATATCAGTAATATCACAATTTAAAGTTTTACACATTATATCTAAATGTTCTTTACTTATATGTTTAAAGGTATCATTGCAATAAGCACCAACAGTTGACCTTCTTATTCCTGTTATTCTGGAAAATTCTGCTTTAGTTAATCTATGTTCCGCTAATCTTATATGAAGTTTAGTTTTAATCATAGTATTTTACCTCCTATTGGTTCAATTTGTTATTTATTATATCATACGTAAAATAATTTGCAAATAATATAACGTATATAGTTCTAATATAAAATAATTTGACAAAAATGATATATAATTTTATCTAATATAAAATAATTTGATAATAAATGAACGAAAATAGTTATTTACAAATTAAAAAATAAGAGTATAATTATAAATATAATATTAATAAGGGGGAATAAAAATATGAAAAATTTAAAAGGATTATTAGACAAATTAAAAGAACTAGGACAAACTGAGGAAGGAATAACAATATATAATGTGGATACAGAAGTATTTATACAATTACAAAATTTTAATGTAGAAGAAACAGAGAACAACATTTATTTAACTGGACAAGCTTTTTATGGAGATGAGAACCTAAATGACATAGGAATAGAGTGCATACCTATAGAAAACTATACACTAACATTAAATAAAATAGGTTTAGTTGGTTGGCACAAGGAAAATTGTGGAGAATTGCACTTAGAATACGTAGACAGGATAATTATATTGGAATGCGATGATGAGGTTTTATGGAGAGAAGAAGATATGGGGGAAGCAATATAATAATGGATAAGATTATAAATTTACAAGATTATAAAGAAGAAAAAGCAAAAGACATAGAAGAACTAAAAAAGATTATAAATAGCTATAAATTTTATAATAAGGATTTAGAACAACAATGCAATTATTACTTAGAGAAATATTTAGAAAAAATAAAAGGATAATTTCAATATAATATTGAATATTTGGATTAAAAGTAATAATTTATAATTTGGAGGGGTTATTTATGAGCAATGAAGAAAAAATTAAATATTTAGAAGATAAGATTAATTTGTTAGAATGGAAAATACAAATTTTACAAGATAATGTTTGTTGCAAAAGTTTTTTTAATATTATGCTGGAAATGGATATTACAAAAGAACAACATAGTAAGATAGTTAATTTAATTTTAAAATATGCTGACCATTGGGAAGAAGGAAAGTATAGTAGATATAGCTTTGAAGATGAAATGGCAAACATAAATAATAAATTTAAATTAAATACACAAGCTATAGAAATAATACTTAAAGATTTAGCAGAAGAAGAAAATGATTATAATTATAAACAATTATTTATAAAATTATATGGTGATATGCCAAAATATAAAAATATTTTTCCGGAAATAAAAAGATAAGTAAAGAGTATCTAAAAAGGTACTCTTTTATTTTATCTAAAGTGAAACGACAAAATGTCTTTTCACAATCAGATATTGCAAAAGAATTGAGTATAAATAAAATAATAGTTTTAATTAAACACTACGTTATAAGCGTGGTGTTTTTTATTGCTTAGGAAATTATTTCCGAACCACTATATTAATTAAAGGAGAGTGCTAAGTATGAATATATTAAATTTAATAATGTGTATGGATATTAGTGTTTTAGCAGGTGCATTAATAGTAATTGCTATGCAGAATAAAGAATTAAATAAAAAATGTGATGAAATATTAAATAAATAGAGATATAGTTTTTAAAAACTAAAAGTAATTATTCTTCTTTATGAAGAGTGGGTCAACGGCTAGTACAACATTGGACGAGGGTTACAAAATTTTGCAAACCTTAATTCAAAACTCCGAGGTGCAAACTTTTGCACTTCGAGAACAGAAAGGAGCAGGACGTATGGGAGCAGTAACAAATATAAAGAAATTAATAAAAGTAAATGCTAATAAGAAGGCGTATTTTGTAAAATGGTACGTGGATAGTGATAAATCTAAAGAAAGTTTTGATAAAGAAGTAAGAAAAAGTTGTAATTGTGAATATGAGTATGCTATGAGTGAATGGCTAATAGAAGAAGAAATACAAAATGCTATAAAAGAATATCTTAAACAACAAAGAAGTATTAAAATGTTAGAAATATATGATAGTATGCTAGAAAAGGCGTTAAAAGGTGATGTAAAAAGTGCCGAATGGTGTGAAAAATTCTTTAAAAGTGATTTCTTTGAAGATAGTAGCGATGAAATAGATGATTATTTAACTGATATTAATATTCCTGCATTGAGTGGTGATAAATAATGGCTATAAGTAAAGAAAATGCTAGAAAATTAAAATGGCTATTTGAAGATGGACACGAAGTTGAGTTTATAGAAGCGTTTTTTAAAATAGTTGATAAAGATAGTAATACAGTAAATTTTAAATTAACTCAAGAACAAAAATATTTAGTAAATAATATGGAAAAATTAAATATAATAAGTAAATCAAGACAGTTAGGAATTTCAAGTATTACAATTGCTTTATCTTTAAGAGAATGTATTGTATATCCTAACTCAAATTGTCTATTGGTAAGTTATGACCAAAAATCCTGTAATGATATTTTTAATAAACTAAAACAGATGTATAATTTATTGCCCGATTGGTTAAAACCTATTGAAATGGCTAACAATAGACAAGAATTAAAGTTTAAAAATGGTTCGAGGATTACTTGTGTAACGGCGGGAAATAAGGATTTAGGAAGAGGTGCAACATTACAGTTAATACATCTTTCAGAATTTGCTTTTATGAAAAATCAACAAAAACAAATAACAAGTATATTACAAGCATTATCACCAACAGGAAAATTAATAATTGAATCAACTTCAAATGGTTTGAATTATTATTCTGAATTGGCTACACAGGCAGAAAACGGAGAAAATGATTTTAAATTATTCTTTTTCAACTGGATAAATGGGGGTAGTTTATTTAAAAATAAATACATAGAAGCGGTAGAAAAGTATAAGGCAAAAAATAATAATAAAATGTTATCTGAAAAAGATTTAGATAATGAAGAATTAGAATTAAAAAAACTAGGTGCTAGTTTGGAGCAATTGGTTTGGAGAAGGACACAAATAGGTATTATAGGTAAAGAAAAATTTAAACAGGAATATCCTTCTACAATGTTGGAAAGTTTCTTAACAACAGGAGCATCTGTATTTGATAATAAAAAATTAAATGATGTTGAGAAAGCAATAATAAATAATAAAACTAAATACATAAAAAAAGAAAATATTATAGATTTACCAAGTTTGTTAAAAAATCATTATGGTAGGTCTTTTTTTATTTATCAAATTCCCAAAGCAGGGAAAAGATATTATATAGGTTGCGACCTCAGCGAAGGAGTGGGACAAGATTATTCCGTAATAGAAATATTAGATTCAGATGGGGAGCAGGTAGCAGAATTTTATTCAAATAAGATTAAACCATACCAAATGAGCGAGATTATTAATGAAATAGGACATTATTATAATTATGGTCTTTTATGTGTTGAAAAAGCATCTGGTGGACATAGTGTAATAGAGCGTTTGAGATATGACCTTAAATATATGAATATGGTTAAATATAAGAGTTATGACCAATTTAATAAGTTAGTTTGGAATGTGGGATTTGACACTAATAGTAAAACTAAATCAATAATAATAAATGATTTTGTAGAACTATTTGAAAAAGGACAATTAAAAATAAATAGTAGAAGGTTGCTACAGGAAATGAAGATATTTGAAATAAATGAAAATGGCAGAATGGGTGCATCGGGAGCAGGACATGATGATAGTGTAATGGCTATGGCACTTGCAATTGTATCCATGAAATATGGATTTTGGTATGTGTAAACGCTTTGGGATTTCCCCCAACTGGGGGATTTCTCAAATATGAGAAAGGAAAGGAATGATAATATGCAAACAATAGAAAGTTATATAAATGATAGATATGATAATAATACATATTGGTTTGAAGAAGAATGTAAGCAAGGTGAGCATTTACATAGAATATCAAGTGTAATTAATAATAAAAGTTATCTTGATGGACAACATAAAATATTAAATCGTGAAGATGCAAAATGGAAAGGTAAAGAGTTTATAACTACTAAATTAGTTTTACAGGAAGCTAAAACTATATTAAATTTTCATAGTACGTATTTGCTAGGTAAACCAATTTCCTTAAAAGGTTCAGAGGATATGGTAGAACAATATAATAAAGTATATAGAAAAGGTAGATATAGTAGGACAGATTTTAATATATTAGATAGTGTTTCAAAATATGGTGATATATATGAATATGTATATGTAGATGATAAAACAATAAAAAGTAAATTGATAAGTCCAGAAGATGGTTATCCAGTTTATAGTGAAGATACAGGAGAG